AGTACCACTAATATTAGAATGTTCAACCTCTATTGGTTTTTTTGAGTCCTCGAAATTAATATCTTTTTTAGATGGGTTAACTATTTTTTTTATTAACAAGTTATCACTATTTGGTTGTTGGTAGTTAAAATCTAACCTAATTTTATTAGGGTCACTATCCAAAAACTCAACTTTATGTATCCCAGTATAAACATTACTATTGGAATCTAATGAATAGATATAGCAAAAATCATCAACAACTAATCCGTGTCTTTGTTGTGTAGTTATCGTGGTTCTTTCATCAACACCTTCAACTAAATTAACAACACTTATACCTCTATATGCTTGGTTTTTACCAACATAGTTATACTTATCCATACCACTAGGGTATAGTATTTGTAAAACCCAATTATTGGGGTTTTCTTTACTACTGATGTCACCATTGAATTCTGGTGACCATTGTTTGGATGTTGGTTTAGTATCGTTAGGTCGTGGTCCAAAACCCAAATCGTTATCGGTTAAAATATTTAATTTACCCAATATTCTATATTTCGTGGATTTTAACCTTTCTTCTCTAAAAACTTGTTCTTGGTTTATGGTATAAATAATCTTATTAAAATTATTTTTTATTAACGCACCATCATTATTTAGATTTAAAGTGTATTTATAATCTAAATCTGATGCTAATTTATACCTAGCACTACCAATTAACTGTTTTATTTTATCCATATTAAGACTCTGTAACTGTTGATGAACGTTTTACTCTTATCTTTATATCAGTCTCAGGGTATTTAATTTCGAACATAGAATCTGTATCACCAAATAAAGCGAAATCCTCACCCAAATCAATTTTTTGTGCGTTATTAAAAGCTAAAGGTGTTGTATTTGAGTTAGGTAAAAATGCTTGTGATATTTGATTTAATGAATATTTACCACCTATCACATTATATACGTCTATGTTAATAACATTTAAAACACCCCCAACATTATTTATATTCTCTATTAATTGTGCCATATAGATGTTATCACCCATTTCCCATTTCTTAACATCAAAATAGTTTTTAATACTATTAATTACGTTGTTAATAACTTCAGATTGATTAACGGTTTTATCGATAAATAAATCAACATTAAAAGCTAAATTAACTATCTTACCATCTTTAACCAAAACATAATCATTAATCATTCTATAGTCAGCCAACCAAGTTGCAATGTTTTCTTTTAATGTGTTTGTTGATTGGTTGGATAACTTACCATCAGAATCCAAACCTAATGTACTAACTTGGATTTTATTTTGGTTTTCTGTTATAGTATATCTATATGGTGAACCAAACTTACCAGGTATTTTACCTACTAAAGCGTGGTAATCTTTAATTGTAACTGCTCTATTTTGTGAAGCGAAGTTGTATTTCGTTAATTGACGAATTTGTTCAACAGAAGGAATACCAGCCCCACCAATACCAGGTATTGGGTTATTAACCCTTAAACTTCTTTTAACAGTTTGGTTAATAGCGTTATTAGGTCCGTTAACATCCATTGTTAAATTACCAACACCATTAACAGAGTTTGGACCTATGTTTGTACTTGGCCCACCACCAACTCTATATCTAATAAAAAGTGTTGTATTTGGTTTTATAATCTCACCTAAAGCAGTTGTATTAATAAAATCACCAATCTTAATACCACTAGCAGTTAAATTATCAAAGTCTTCTTGTGTATTTTTTGTACCACTACCAAATGTTAATTTACAATAATTATTGTCAGTGAATTCTTTAACAAAACGTCTAGTTGTAGAAACATATTTACCAGGTCTAACCGATGGGTTATCCGTTTCTCTACTTGTATCCTCAATAAAAACTTTGTCTTCAGCTAATGAATCCATTTCATACCATCTTAAATCAGGGTCTAAATATTGGTCTAAAGTTGGTAAACTATTATAGTTTGTACCTTCTAAATTAATAACACTATCAATTGATAAAACATTATTATCGGGAAGAAAAATCTCTAAAAAAGGAATTGCATCAGCAGGTGAAATAACTTTTTTAAATGTTTTTGTTAAACCATTAACAACCAATTCTCTCTTAACAACTGTATAATCAACTAAATTACCGTTACTATCTAAATTAGGTAATATCAATCTATTTGGTATCCCCCCATTGGAATAAGGAGAAGAGAAATCAATGTCTTCTGCGTTCTCAAAAGTTTGTCCACCACCTAAAACTTGTGAACCATATCTAATTAATGGTGCATATCTAATATCCCAACTATCACCTCTAACAGGTATTGTTACAGCAAAATCAACTAATGTAACACTAGGCCTTAAACCAGGGATTTTTAACCCCAATGTTCTAGCGATTGCCATAACATTTTTTCTTTCCTGTGCATAATCTAATTGTGTTTCTGTAAACATTCTGTCGGTATGATAAGATAACATATCACCAACAGCCGCGTTTAATTCTAATAACATTTGCCCTACGCTGGCATCACCAAAATCTGAAAATAGGTCTGGGTAGTATAATCTAATAAAATCTATTAATTCACCACGAATATCCGCGAAGTTCCTACTGTAGTAGTTTATTTTTTTTGTTTGTGTAGACATAACTCTTATTTTTATTCTTTATTAAAGTACTATTTGTACAAAATCTGATTCAGATAAAGCCCCCTCAGTATATATGTAATCTATTCTAACAACAGCTGTATATTCAGGGTTAACATCGTATTCACCATCTTCAGGTTTATCTATCTTTAATTCAGTTAGTTTTAAGTTTGGTATATATTTGTTTATTACAGTTTGTATTTCTTCTTTAATACCAAGGTATGTTTGACTATCATTTTGTTCAAAAATAAATTTCCTTAGATTTGTTCCAAAATCTGGTAGGTATAACCTATCACCAGGTGTTGTTAATAATAAATGCATTAAATCTGATTTAAGGGCCTTTTTACCCTCTTTATTCATCTTTAAAAAATAATTTTTATCATTATCGTCTTGAAACGGGAACTCTATGTTGATAAATCTTTCAGCCATAATACTTTTTATTATAAATATCCAATTATATAATTTATTGGTTAATTATATAATGTAAATTATTAGCACAAAAAACCCCTCATTTAGAGGGGTTAGTTAATATTTGTTTTGGTTTAATTACTTAACCTCGCAATTTCCTCCGGAACATGCTAATTCACCACTTAAATCAGTATTGTCAGTTAATTCAACAACTTTTGTTAAATCAACATTAGAAAGTGATTTCATCATTTCATTATAAGTCTCTTCAGTACAATCTTCAAAAGGAGCTTGTTGATAAGTTCCTCCATTATAAGGTAATACAGATAAACCATTATAATATTCTCTGTTATTCCACATCCATTCACCAGCTAATTCCCACTCATCTTCTTTCAATGAAACTGTTGCTGATACATTATGAGTGTTTTGTCCTGTTCTGTGTCCAGGTTTAATCCATTCTTGAGCCACTTTTTTAATTCTCTCTAATAATTCAAAAGGTGATTCATGTCTTAAAATGGAACCTTCAGGTGCTTTCTGTGGTACAGAAATAACTGCTGTATCATGTGGTCTAAATACTTCATCTTCTATTAATTCAGGGTGATTAATAGATAAGTAAGTATAGATAGCCTCATTTTTACCAACTCTAACTCTTCTGATATAATAATCATTGTGCCATGCGTGAATACCCGATGAAGTACCCAATGTTAAAGAAGTTGTTCCAGCTGGTTTAACCGTTGTTGTTCTAGCTGATTTGTTGATTCCAATTAATTCAGCTACTCTAATGTTTTCTTTTTTAACTTCTTCTGCTGCCTCAGTCATATTATAACCTAATACCGTACCAGAACCAATACCTGTCATCGATACACCAATTAAAGCGTCTTTTTCAGTTGTTCTTTTCCATACATCTCTTAAATAATGGAAGTCTGTATAACCAGCTTGTAGTGTTCCAATAAATGAAGCTGCTTTCACTCTGTTATTAAAATCTTCTTGTGATTCAATATCAGATGCATTTACTTCACATAAGTTACAAAACTGAAAAGGACGTAATGCAATTTCACAACAAGGGTTAGTTCCCCAATCTTTATCGTATGATAAATAAATACCAGGTTCACCAGCTCCCGATAACTCAACTCTTTTCCACAAATCTAAGAAAAACTCCTTTGTGATTTTGTTTCTTAATAAAACTGCTGAGTTGTTAGCTCTACCTCTTTGTGGATTTAATTCCCACCAATTGCCTGATTTACAAGTAACCATATCATCATCATCTGCTGAGAATAAAGAGATTAAAGCTGCTCTTCTAATACCTCCAGCTAATACAGCGTCAGCAATATAACATACAATATCATGTGTTTCTAATGTAGTTAATCTTTCACCATTCTGTTTAGCATCCAACACTTTTGTGATATTATGAATACAATCTTTTAATGGTTGTGGACCAGGTGCTTTACCACCAGAAGTTACTAACATAGCTCCCTTTGGTCTAATATCTGAATAATCAAAAATAGGTGTTGATGAATTAACGCCGAAATAAGATTTCATTAATACTTTAATAGCGTCTGCCCAACCTTCAATTGAATCTCCAATTAAATACCTTCTTGTTCTGTTTCCATTTGGTTTTTGTATTTCAGGTAGTTTTTCAACATGGTGTTTTTGTACTGAATAACCAACACCAGTTCCACCTAATAATAAAAACATAGTTTCAGCGAACGCATCAATGTGGTCAATAGGTAAGAATGCACAATTGTATACTCTGTTTGGTGACGTTTCAATTGGTTTTCCACCAAATTGTAATGACCTCATTGAAGGTAAAACTTTTTTATCATACACCATTTTATATACCTCTTCAATTTCTTCTTTTAATTTAGGGTACTTTCTTTGATGCATTTCTTTGTTTCTAGTAACTAATTCTTCCCATGTTTCTCTTCTTTGTTTTTCAGGAAGATATTTAGCGTACTTCATGTAAACTGTAATTTCAGATAATATTTCGTTTGATAACTCCATAATTTTTTTTTATTTTTTTGTTATTTGTTTTTATGATTCCTTACTCTCTTTTCTTAATTTAACCATTTTTAGTCTTTCTCTAGCGTTTTCTTCTTTTCTAACTTCGACCTTTTTTTCGTAACCTAAAAAAGTATCGGATGTTTCTGTATCAATGTAAACCCTACCATTGTCAAAAGTACAATCTTCAAAGATAACCCCATCTTTACCAAACCTAGATTTTAAAACCGCTATTGTAGCCCTATTACTTTCTTTCTGTGGTAATGTTCTAGCTATAGACATAATAAAATGTCCTATTTGTGCTTTCTTAATTGAACCCCCCATTTGGTCACCTGTAACAACGTCTGCGGATACAGAACTACGGTTACCTTGAACGGCTGTCCAACCTACAATATCATATTCAGCTAACATAGACTCGAACCCTCTCATCACATTACCTTCACCAGACCACTCATCATTAAACCTCTTAGTTGACTCAACACAATCGATATAATCTAAAACAATCATATCAGGTTTAAAACCCATTGATATTAAGTGCCTAACATAAGACCTAATATGGTTAACTGTAATCCCTTCTGATGGAAACTTTCTAATAATCAAATCGTTTTCTTTATCGGCGGTTTTTTCTTTAATAACTTCTAACACATTTTCTTTGTCATCAGCTAAACTACTAAGATTTATACCACTCCAACAAGAAGCGTGTTTTCTTTTAATAATATCTTCTTTATCTTCGAAAACAATTTGTAAAACGTTAGACCCATAATTGTATGCTGTGTTTGCTATTTTGGTTAGTATCGTAGTGTTATGTGTTAATATGTAATCATCCGTAACATATAAATGGTCATCATTAGATACGTAAATACATTTAGCTTCCTCTTCATGTGAATATTCAATTCGTTCAATCAATTTGTTAACATATTTTTCTCTAGGTTTATACCTATCTATTTTTCTACTTAATAACGAAGGTTTAATTCCATTATTAGGAAAACTAATATACAATCTAAATGTTTTTTTACCTTTTAATTTTTCACCACCATAAGTATAGTAAGATTCTTTAACCTTCACAAAACATCTACCACCCAAGGATAAAACTAATTCCCTAACATTCTCTGATAATTCCTCAGAAACAGTGGTGTATTCAATCCTATGACCATCAATAGAACCATCAGTATCAATTAAACCCTGTAAGAGTCTTTCTCTAACCCAAATAGTATTATACAAATAGTTTTTAGGTATAAACTTATTTTCACTCTTACAACCATAAATACCCAATTCCTCAAATATTTTTTTAGACTTCAAAAGTGATACATAATATAACTCTCTTTCTTCTTTAATTAAAACACCACCTAAATCTTTCTCAATAAATCTTTTTCTATTTTTTATTGATAAATTTTCTTCACCATAAGAATTAATAATATTTTCTATTATTTCATAATCTTTAGTGAAGAATCTCGGTTGGTTCCTTTCAGCTAAAGTTCCATCACCTAACATCACACCTAACACATATGGGTCCATTGGTATATTTTTATGGTTCATTTTAACCAAACTAACACTAGGTATTGAATAGTTTAATGAATTATTTTTAGTAACTCTCAAATTACCCATTATATCAGTAGTCTTCATAACTTTATAATAATCCCACTGATTTTTACCCTTTTTATTGGCATAAGACCTTTGATTAAGATTATTGACTTTCCATAAATGTTCACCATCACAATACGTAAAAGTATTGTCATTAAATACAATTTTATAAATAGGTCTTTTACCTTGTGGGTATGTACCTAAAACCTTCTGTGTTCCACCATCACTACCAATAATTTCATCACCGACATTTATATCACCCATTGTAACCCAACCAGATGGTGTTAAAATTTTAGAAGAAATTGGTTGAGCTTTACCAACCCCATAAGGTGCTAAAACAACCCCTAACTCACCTCTTGATAGACCTCCATCGGTTAACTCGTCTATACCACCTATTCCCGTAGGAATTGGATGTCTAAAATCTTCTTCTAATACTGTATCCCATCCCTCAGTAATAGAAGTGCCGTCATCCTTTTCAGAACCAACGGCTAACGCTTCTTTCATTATTTCAGCACATTCTTCATATCTACCAAATTCACCATTATCGATGATTTTAGATATTTTATCATTGGCTTTCTTTAATTCTTGTTGTCTACAAAAATTTAAGGCTTCGTTTTGAACATATTCCCAATCTTGTACATCTAAACTTCTTATTTCTTTTGTGATTTGGAAAACATATTCTTGTGTTATTTTTTCCTTTATATCGACCTTTAATATAGTCTCTAATGTATCCCAAGCTGGTATCTTCTCAAAACGTTCAAAATAATCCTTAATTGTTGCTATAATAAGTCTAAAATATTCATTATCAAAATACTTTGCGTGAACAATATCAATAATTCTATCGGCAAATTTTTTATTGGCTGGGTGAAGAATCTGATTGATAAGTTCGGTCTGAAACTTATAACCTAAATAACCTAATGTAAACTCTTTACTCATTTCCAACATTTAATAATAAATAACTATTTAAAGTGATATTCCACTATATTCCACACAAAAATTTTCTCTAGAAAATGTTTCCTGTATTTCTCTGATTAAAGTAGGGATTATTTTCCTAATATCTACCGAGTATCTAATTCTTTGTGGATAAACATTACCAGTAAAACGTTTTTTCACAATAGTTTTCTCGTCAGTTTTAATCTCGAAATCAAAAACATCCTCATTGTCAAAAATGTTTTCAACAACAACATCTTCAGGTTTTTGGTCTTTCCATGGATTATAATTTTTTTCCATGTAATCATAAGTCTTTTGTTTTAAGTCACTCTGAATGATACCAACACAAGTATCAACACATTCTTTTGCGTCAATAGATTTTAATAAACTTGGGTTGAAATCTTTAACACTAAAATACCTTTGGCAAATAATGTTTTCATTAATGTACAAAATAAATTCGAACTTTTTCATAATTTTTGTTTTTTTAATTTAATTTACTTGTTTAACTTTTTAAAATTGTTTTTTTCTTTTTTAATTAATTTAATAAAAGGTTCCATAAAACTTATATATCCGTTTTCCCCACCAGGTAGTGCGTATATAACCCCATCTTCAATCATCATTTTTAATACGTTTTTATACTCTCTACCTTCAGGGTCTAGTGGTAAAGTTACTAAACTTTTTATAGATTCTCTAGCCTCTTCTGGTAATAATGGGTTATTTAAATCAATTATTTTTTGATTAATCTCGTAAAATGGACCTCTATGTGTACCTTTAGACACACCATTTAATATGTTATTAATAACTTTTAATGGTTTGCCTTTTCTGTTTTCTTGAATTAGTTTACTTTCTTCTAATATCTCTTCTAAACTAACCTTACGTTCTTTTAATTGTGGGAAATAAGTTAATAGTGTGTTTTCCGTAACACCATCAATTCCTTTTATATTGTCTGATGAACAACCTTCAATGATTTTTATTATACCAGCGTTTTGATAGTTGTGTTCAAAAAACCAACCATAGTTACCAATACCAACTTCCATTTTTTTATCGGCTAAAAATATTGTAACCTCTTCGTTGATAAGTTGGCACATATCTCTGTCATTGGTATAAACCATCACATCTTCTAATTTCTTTTTATTTTGACAATAAAAAGCTATTAAATCATCAGATTCAACATCTTCATGTTCATACTGTCTGATGAATAAATCTTCAGCGTATTCTTTTACTCTAAGTTTTTGGATTTCGTATTCTTGGTCAAAAAACCTTGGTCTATTGCCTTTATAGTCTGGGTAATAATCTAAACGTAATGTACCACCACGTTCACCATCCCATGTGATAACTATTTTATCAATTTTATGTTCTACAACTAATTTTCTTAGTGTACTATAAAAGGCAAATATACCACCAATATGTTTGTCTTTATGGTAAACATTTTTTGCACCATTATAAGACCTTTTAAATAACACATTACCATCAACAAGTAGTGTTTTTGTTCTTCTAGATTTCCTTGTTGGAGATTTAAGACCCATTACTGACCAAATTTATGGTTCAACAACTCACTTTTTCTCTCAGACTCTTCTCTTTCTATGACACCTAAATCTAGTAATAACTCGGTTTGTTGTTCGTTTAAATTACCTTCTCTGATAAATTGTTCCGCACAACCTTGTATCAACCAAAACGACTCTAAAGTATTACCGTTACTGGATACTGCTTCCTTGTTTAATTCTAGATATTTATTATAATTAAATTTCATAGTTTTTATTTTTATTAGTTTAACCTAAACCTTCAATACTATCAGTTTCCTCAGTTTCAAACGATAAATCATTTTCATCGATTTCACCAATACCACTTTTGATAAACATATCAATCCAATAGTCAGCATACTCTTTTTTGTATTTATCTTCAGCTGTTTTTGAATCTTCAATAAAGTCATGTGGTGTTACAATAACTTTACCGTCTTGATATCCAATACCATTTACGTGGTTTTTAAGTATTGATATTTTACTTCTAGTAGCGTAATTAATACTTCTACCATTTTTTGTTGCCTTCAACTTATTAGTTCCAGCGTTTTTCTGATTACCAAATAAGAAAATTAAGGTACTATTCAAATAAATTGCTTCACCACCTTTCATTTTAATTTTTGGTTGTCCAAAAGGGTTATCAGGTAATTCTACCCATGGTTGGTTAACGAATACTATTGTATTTGTATAATCACTAGTTTCTTTTCTTGAACCTGTAATTCTACCATTTAAACCCATACCGATTTTATCGGCTAAAACTGATGCGTTATGCATCTTACCACCTTTTCCTTCAAAAGTCATTTTACATGGAATGGAACCAACTGAATCCCACAAGAAACAAATATCCATAGGTGTACCATCTTCATGTGCCCATTTTTCTTTTGCTTGTGTATCCAAGACTTCATTCATATAATCTGTAATTTGTTCAATGTAATCAAAATCATCACGGAATAAGAAGAATCCTGACCAGTCGCCAGGAGATTCTTCTTCACATTCAAATCCCATCATTTTTGCGTGAGAGAAATTCCATTTCTTCTCAGTAATAATGAATATAGGTAAAATCCCGTTTTTCTGACACCAAATAGCCGATTTAATTAAAGCGGTTGTTTTACCTGTGTCAGAGTGACCTAAGAAAACGTTAAGATGACCTATTGCTGGTCCAGGTACACCTGTAGCTTTTTGGAATACTTCTCCAAGGTCAATAAATCTATCTGGTTTATATTTTGTTTTAGATGAAAATCTGTCTTTAACAGAATCCAAAGAAAACGATTTTTTCTTAATACTTGTTTTGGCCATGTTTTAATTTTTTTTAGAATGGTTCTTCATCATCATAATCATCGTTAGATGATTCCACAACTACTTTAGTTGTTTCTTTTTTAGGTGTTTGTGCTTTAAAAGATGTTTCTGTATCAGAGTCATCACCTTTTGCTACAAACTTCTCTAAGTTTTTATCCCATTGTGGTGTTTCACCATCAGCAATCAACTGAACGTAATCTAAAGGTTGTGCCTTATAGATATCTTTCCATGTAGTAGTATCACCCATCCATTCTTTTGCTTTAGCTGATTTAGGGTCAGTTAATACATCAACATCTTCTGCCATAATAGAAGTGATTTTTGTATAACCTTTATTATCACGACCAATGATTAAACTAATATCTCTACCTTCTCTTGGGTCTGTGATGTCACCTCTTTTTGTAAATAAAGGGATAATTTTGTCTAAGGCACCTTCACCTTTGTAATTGTGTGGGAATCTCCAGAATTTAACCCCATCTTCTTCTTTGCTTCTATCAATAATTCTAGCTAAATAAAATTTCTTAGCTGAATATTGTGTAGCTAATTCTTTATCTGTTTTATTACCAGTCTCTTTCCAAGACTTAAATAACTCATCAGATACTTCACATAACGGACAATGTTCACCATCGTTATGTTTTCTACAATAGATTTTACGCCATTTACCACCCACTTTAACGGAATGCCAATGACCCTCATCAAATGGTGTCTCACCTGTTTTGTTAACAGGGTGAACCCCTTCTTTAGGTGCCATAATTCTAATGGTAGATTCACCATTATCAACACCTTCTTCAAGTCTTACAGCATAATACTTACTGAAGTCTTGTTCGTATGAACCACCACCTGTGTTTCCACCAGATTTGTTGTTTTCATACTGTTTTGCAATTGCATCGAGTACACTCATAAATTTGTTTTTTTTTAGTTAATAATTAATTTTTTATAGATTAATAATAATGATAAAAGACTGAAAAGTAAATAAGTTTATGCACAAAAAAAGGGAGACTTTATCAGTCCCCCTACCTAGATTATAGGTCTTTAAATATTATGGATTGAATGATTTTTTAATATCATCTTCACTAAAATCATTTTGGATTTCTTCTGGGTTTAAAACAAATTCTTTTTGTTCACCATCTTCCATTTCTTCACCTGATGATATTCTATATCTATCATCTTTAGATGCTTTATCTTCCCAATAATCAGATAACTTCATATTGAATGGGTAAGAGTCTAATGAACGTAATTCTAATTTTTCTTCAGGTGTTTTAATATCTTGTTCTAATTTACCTATTTTTGATGCTATTGTATCCATTTTAGATAACTGTGATTCAAGATTTGATAACTTATCTGTTAACGATTTTAAATATGAACTATTTTCTTGTCCTACTGTAACAGCTTGTTGTGCCATTTCTTTAGCTTCATCTGAACCTTGTACAATAGCTGTAACATCTATTTCTTCTACTTCTTCATCATCAGCCGTTTCTAAATCATCAGCTGCACTAAATTCTGAAGCAGTTCCGAACTCATCTTCTGTTTCTTCACCACCTTCATCTTCAGGTGAACCTTCATCACCAAAATCAAAATCAGCGTTACCTTCTTCACCACCTTCTTCGGTTCCAGCATCTTCACCTTCACCACCAAAGTCGAATTCATCATTTGTTTCTTCTTCAGCTCCTGTTTCTTCACCTTCTTCAGGGTCTGCTTCTGCTAAATAAGTTTTTCTTGTTTTAGCCTCGTTTAATTCAACACCTTTAGATGGGTCATAACCCATTAAAGATTTGAATCTATTTAAATCTTCAGTTAATTTTTTATTCATCTTATCTTGTGTATTCACTTAAAAGTTGACGACCATCATTAGTGATGATTTTCTTATGTTCTCTCTGAACTAATTCATCAGTGTCGTTAATTTGACACTCTTCAGTATTACATTCTTCTTTTTTACCTAAAAAATTATTTAGGTTATTCTGTAATTCTTTTTCTTTATTTTTTTTATTGTTATCTTCCATAATAACTTTTTTATATATAAATATGCCTTTATTCTATAATTTTCCTATTTAAGTTTAAAATTTCCAAATTACCTTCTTTTAATGATATCATTGTATTTTGGTATTTATCCCAATCAATGTTGAATTTTGAATAGTCTGCATTACCTTCTTCAATACCAAACTCTTTCTCAATTAATCGGTTTAACGAATTAATTGTAAAGAATGTTGTACCTTTTTTGTGTATTTGGATTGTTTTTGGAAATTCTTTTCTGATATCTATTTTTTGGTCGAATTCTAAGAATAATTTAAATGTTAATAATAGTTGGTTATCGTCTGTTTCAAATAAAAAAACTGATTTTTTCTTTATTCCATGTTTTTTATATATTCTATATAAGAACTTATCTAAATATTCTTCAGTTACGAATGTTGCTAATAATAATGTTTTCTTCTGCATCAAAATATGGTATGTATTTAATATCAAAATAATCCAATAATTTGGTGTTACTTTGGTATTCTTTTAAGTTTATTATTTCTTTAACTTGGTTAAAAATGTCCCAAGATAAGAATTGCAATAAACCAACATCCAAGTGATGTATTTTATTACCACAATAAATGTAAAGTCTATCCTTAAATAAATATCCATCACATCCGCGAAGGCTCCCATCAATATAATTTATTAAATCAACATCACTATTATATTCCAATGGGTTAATATTATTAATCGTGATTTTATCAACAATACCCTGTAAAATATCTTTTGGTAAGGTTGTTATATGTTGTTCAAATATTTTTCTTTTTTCTCTAGGTGAGAAGGTCCAATATCTTTTTTCATCTATTTTATGTTCTAAAATATTAGCACCCATGGATTTAGCTAATTCCCAACCAATAATGATTTCACCAAAACCTCTATCAAAAGACATAAGTTCAGTCATATACTTTTTAACCATACTTTGTTCGTTGGTTGTGATTTTTATTAACTCCATAAAAACAAATATAATAAAAAATTATGTAGTTTTGTAGTAACTAGGTGTAAAAGATGGTTCTTTTTCTGAATATTGTATTCTTGATTTAATAATTACGTTAGCTATTGTACCAACATTCTCTTTAACACTATCAGGGTTAGGTCCTTTACCCCCATAATACCCTTTATTACCTGTACCAGCCTCAACATCACCCCACTTAACACCATCTTTGAATATGATTGGCATTGAAGCAAATTCTTGTCCTAAATCTTGTACAGCGTTTTCTAATTCAGTAACACTACCGCTGTTTTCACCTTTTAAGTATTTGGCTAAAGAAGGTCTCTTACCACCTATAAACAAATAATTACCCAAAGTGTCTTGTGTTGTTTTATCAAATTTACTATCTAATAAGTTTAATTTTGTTGCCACAGATTTTAATGTAACAGGTATTAATTGGTATTTACCTACAGCAAACATTTGGCGATTAGATTGGTATTGTAATATTTCTCTAACTGTTTTGTCTGTTAGTTGTATTGCACTTGAACTATAATAAGGTGATGTTGGTGTATAACTTCTTATACCACCTGAACCACTTGTACCAAAATTGTATATTTCATAATCACCACCACTTTCTTTTGTTATAACAAGTGTTGTTAGTGGTTCTAAACCTTGACCACCATATTGTTCAATAACAGTAGAAGTTTTAGTTGATGTGGTTGTTCCACCTTCTTCCAAATCAAATGTCCCATCAGAGCCTTCACCTTCTTGTTCACTTAAAACTAAATCTAAAATACTAATAGGGTCTTTAACGATTGGTATCGTTATCTTAGGTTGTCTTAAACCATTAAAAGTTGTTTCTATTTTGTTTTCGGTTATTTTATGTGTGACCTCGTTAATTAAATAAGTACCTCTAAACATTGGTACATTCTCTAATTTAAAATAAAGTAGTGGTTGTATCGACATATTACCTAAACTAGATACTCTGCAGTTATATGACCTAGTTAAATATAAATCAAACATACTATTACCCTTACCATATTGTGATGGACTAGAACCTTTTTTAGGGTTAGTTAATTTATCTATTATGGATAAAGATTCTTGTGTTTCTTTAAACTCAGTTTGGTCTAATTCCACCCCATAAAAATGACTTTGTGATTCTTGTCCGTATCTAACTTTAAATAATAAAATATTACTATCAGTGTTTTTAAACTCTTCTGGCCAATCAGTACCAGTGGAGTCACCCAAATCAAATGAATCATCTTGATATTGATTATCTATTAAATTACACCCACCATCTTTACTATTTAAATCTTTTAGTGTTCTAGATGAACCACCAACATAAACACAATTATACATTGGACCAGAGTTATTATTAACAATAGGTGAGTCAATGGGTCTAAACATATCTTCAGCCTCTTCATTGGTTAAATTGTTGGTTAATATTGGGTTATTAGAAGGTGTTGGCCAAAAATCAAAATTATTTTTACCCAATAAATTAGTCATTACTTGATACAATGATTGTGTCGGTCCTTCACCATTAGTATTACTACCGATATTTGTTAAATAAGATGGGTCAATAACGGCTACACCACCAATATCATTACCAACTCTGTTGATAAATTTGAAATGGTCGTATAAAGACCTATTATCGTTTAATCCGTAATTATTAAAAAAGTAACCAATATCACCTTCAACAGAACTATCACCAGAATTGGATATCCATTTGTCATATAATGATTTAAATGAGCGATATAGTGATAGTTTAATATCATCATCATCCATTGCTGTTTCTTCAAAATCAATACCAGAATCTTCTTCATTAACATTTTTGATAACTTCTCCTATATTACCATCTACTGCATCCAAAAAACCTTCGATATAGGCATCAAGTTCAGAGTCAGATAAATAAAAATCCTCATTAAAATCATCTTTATGAATGGCAGAAAAAATCTTTGGTGAAGACGAGACAATAGAATAATCGGGCTTGTTCTTAAACAAGTCGTCATATAACTGTTTATTTTTATCGTTATTTAATAATGCTATACCGTTAGCCATGTTAAATTATAATTTTATCTAGTCGAACCTTCTCTACTTTTATCTATAACCCCTCTTATGTTTTCAGTTAAAGGTAAATTAGATTCTACCAAAGAATCCTCAAAAGTAATTAATGATTTAAAAAATGTTTGTAAAGAAGGGTCTTTAATTTTTAAACCAAAACTTTCTTCACCAATTAACTTTCTAATTTTTTTTATTTCTTTTTCTTTTTCTGTACCTAATGTTTTATCGTCTTTTAATCTAGCATTTATTTCATCCTTTCTTTTTTCAGTTTCTTTTTTTGTGTTTAACCCATCTAAAAAACCTAATAAACTTAATACATCACCAGTACTAATTTTTTTATCATACTCATCATTATTACCAAAACTATTTAATGTATACTTAGGTGAAGGTGGTTTACTTAATTTAACCGAATCACTTTGATTTCCACCAAATTGATAAAAAGGTTTATTATAACCATTTGGTTTGGTTTCGTCTTCTTTAACTAAAAAAGATGTATGTCCTTTTCCTGGTTCACCAAACTGCATAACATCCATTGATTTAGCTTGATTAAAATCATTTTGGGTTTTTAATGAATGTGCTGAAGTTTGTCCATTAGAGTTAGCTGAACCTTTTCCAGATATACCTGAAGCATTTAAAACAAAACTTAAATAACAACCACACCATGGTGTTGATTCTGTTGCTTTGGTACCCCCAGCTCCAATAATATCATTCGCTGTAACTGAGTTATACCATTTAATATTTTTATTATAACCGAAAAAATAAAACATATAAATAAACAAATTTCCATTTGTTTCAGATATACCTTCCATTTGTTTATTCACTAAATAAACAACATCTCTTTTAGATATTTCTGTTATTTTATCTTTTTCAATAGTTTCTATTAAAGTTTTATAACCATTCTTATTTTTATAATTTGTTAATAGTAATTTATCGTTTATATTTGAAATAGCCATATTTTTTTATTTAAAACATTAATTATTATAATCACCTAATTTCTTTGGGTTACCACCACTACTAGAACCTGTTGGTAAGTTAATTATTGGTGAACGTGTTGTTCCTCCATTACTTAAATCAAAAGTACCATCAGAACCTTCACCATCTTGTTCAGATAAAACTAAATCCAAAATACTAATAGGGTCTTTAACGATTGGTGCAATAACCATTGGTTGTCTGGTACCTTTAAATGTTGTTTCAACTTTGTTTGGTGATACGTTATGATTAACATTTGTGATTAAATAAGTACCTCTAAATAGTGGGACATTCTCCAATTTAAAATACATTAAAGGTTGAATCATTGAATTACCTAAAGCCTTAACGGTACAAGTATAACCTCTAGTTAAATACATATCATATATATTATTACCTTTACCAACTTGTGAAGGACCAGAACCTTTTTTAGGGTTAACCAAAGCATCAATAACCAATAAAGATTCTTGTGTTTCTTTAAACTCAGTTTGGTCCAATTCCAATCCATAAAAATGGCTTTGTGATTCTTGTCCATATCTAACTTTAAATGCTGTTGCATATTGTCCATTCGATATGTCACTAGGTATTTGGCCTTTATCACCAATATTAAAAGAATCATCTTTATATTCGAAATCAATTTTGTCACCCCTACAAGTAGATTTAGGTATATCTAAAGTCCTAGAGTTACCACCAACATACATACAAACAAAACTTGGTTTTGTTTCAACTTTGTTTATTGGGCCAATTATTGGTCTAAACATATCTTTTAATTCCTCTTCTTTTGCTTCACCATAATTGATATAACTAGGTAAGGCAAAGAAATCGAAATTATTTTTACTTAATATATTAGTTATTACCTGATATAATGATTGTGTGGGACCTTCCCCATTTTCATTACTAGCTATGTTTGTTAAATAAGAAGGGTCTATGGCAGCTATACCACCAATATCTGAATTACCTCTATTAACAAAATTAAAATGGTCATATAAAGACCTAGTATCGTTTGAACCACTATCATTAAAGAAATATCCATTTGTTTCACCTATTTTTGAATTGGAAACCCATTTATCGTATAGGGATTTAAATGAACGATATAATGATAACTTAATATCATCATCATCCATTGCTGTTTCCTCAAAATCAATACCAGAATCCTCTTCATTAACATTTTTTATAACTTCTTCTATATTACCATCTACTGCATCCAAAAAACCTTCGATATAGGCATCCAATTCAGAGTCAGATAAATAAAAGTCTTCATTAAAATCATCTTTATGGATTGCAGAAAAAATTTTAGGAGAAGATGATACGATAGAATAATCGGGTTTATTCTTAAATAAATCCTCATATAACTGTTTATTCTTATCGTTATTTAATAATGCTATACCATTTGCCATCTTAATCCCCTTTTAAATAACTATTATACCATTTATTATATTTAACATCTGAGCTATGGAAATAACCACCACTAGTGTTTTCATTAGTTGGTTTATCATTGAATATAGTACCATTTAACATATTTTTTTTATGTGATTCACTTAAATAACCTTGATAACCCAATTGACCAACGTCTGGCCAATCTAATGGGTTAACATTTGGTTTATAATAAACTAAACCTTTATCTATCTCCCAATTTAATGGGTCTAATGTAGCTAACCACCCTTTTTTTGGAGCAAAAGCTGATGTTTTGTTTGTTCCCCAATTTTCAAAATATTTAATTAACTCTTCCTTAAAACTAGTTGGTAAAAACATTAACTCCTTCATTTGTTTGGTTATATTGATGTATTCACCAATACCATCAAATTTCAATGTTAATGTTTTTGGTCTCGACTCATACTGAAGTAAATTAGAATCTGGTTTTAAGAATGGTACCTCATATTGTGTTGTTTTACTAAAATTTTTATTACTAAGATTATTTTTATAATAAAATGAAGCGTCACTTTCTTTGTCTTGAAATAATATATCTCTCGAACCTTGTTTGGTTTTATTGAGTGTTTTACCAAGTTCCCATGTTCCAATAACAACAGGTTTGTTTGAAAGATATCTATCGTCATTAGTGAAAAATTCACTACCAACACTACTTGTCCATCTATCTACACCATTTTCTTCACCTAAATATATTCTTTGGTATCCTAATGTAACCCCGTCATTATTATTAGTATCAGTATTATTTAATACATTACCGGGATTTTCAATAGCAAAAACACTACCACCTAACCACCATGGTTTAGATAATGGTGTGTGGAAAAACCATACTGGGTCACCACCATCATTAACACCTTTTGATAAATTCTCTTTATTCCAACCTTCAGTGTGTGTTGGTTGTAAATTATCATAACTATTATTTAACACCCCACCTTCTTTAGCTCTCCATAAAATAGAACCTAATAATAATAACCATGATTTAGGTGTTTCGGCTACCACATGTGAATGTGTGAAATTACTGAATGAACTAACTGATGTTGGCTTATTCCCATCGAAAGGTGGGAAATGTCCAGTAGTTCTAGATTGTTTAAAATCATCTTCATAACCAAATGACATCACTGTTAAATAAGCTAATGGTAATAAATATTTATTACTATCAATATCTTTATCATCTCTATAATATTGGTTCATACCCCACCATGTAGCAAAATTTCTAGTAATGTTAGTAGCATCGTTTAAAAATTTTTTATCTGTTTCTGAGTATTTGGTTGTTAGTTTGTGGGTTTTCATATCTACACCAACAGCTTCATCATGTAAAATATAATTCTCTAAACCATACCACGGATTTTTATATGGTGGGTAGTTTAGTGTCCATAAAGGGGTTTGTACGAAAAAATTGTTGGTAGGGAATGATGATACAAAATAAGTTTCAATAAGTATATTTTCTGGTTTATATACCTTAGATATTTTACCTAAATCATATAAATATGTATCAGTACCTTCATCCTCATCCAAATAACTTAACTTACTATCCTCTTGAGTATAATAAAACATTGTCCTAAAATCATCGAAATTATATGTTAACATGTTTAAGTTATCATTAATTTTGAGTTTTTTGTTTAATCCCAAATTTTTTGTATAATTTTGATAATATGGTGTATAAAATTTATTTTTATCACGCGGCCTTGGTCTATTTTTTAATGTTAAAACAGATATAGAATTGTTATCTGTTTTCTCCCCATTATTATCTTTTTTAGAGTTATAATCACCAAAATATTCTTTGTATAACCCTTGTAATTTTTCTAATAAACTATTATCACTAAAGTTAATACTTCTATCCTCTAATTCACTATTACGTACCAATCTAACACCATCAAAAAGATTGTTATAAGGGTTGGCACTTATTCTACTTTCAACTATATCAGAGTGACTTAATTCTATTGGTCCTCTTAAAGTTAGTACAGGGTTACCCTTTTTTTTAACATAAAAAAAAGTATCGTCCCAAATATTTTGTTTATCAATTAAATCAACATCACCACTTGTTACATCAAACTTCCAATCATCAAAAGTTTGTGATTTAAATTGGTATTTTTGTTTTAAAACTTGTTTTATTTTTTCTTTAATTTCAGACTTTCTACCTGTAGAAAAATTAGCTTTTATTGTTGTTAATAAACTTGTTTGGCCATCTGAACCCAACGTGGACATCATATTTAAAGCATCAACTTTACCCCATTGTTTCATTCTGGTTGTTGTTGTAGGACTTATTTTTCCTCTGAACATACCATAACCAATAGTAGAGGAGTCAAACGGAAAACCCTTACCATCCCATCTACCTAGATTTGGTTTACTCTTATCTATATCACCAGAATTAACAGCTCCAGCTAAAGTACTTGGTCCTGTGGTACCATTCCAACTATAATCAAAACCTAATTGTGATTTCCAAACACTTAAACTATTAATCATACTATAGTCACCCAATAAGAAAGCGTTTTCACCCATGACACAATAAATAGAATCCAATAAATCACCAACAACATTTTTTATTCCGTTTTGTATATTTAACCATCTGTTTGGTGCTTTATCTTCACTAAAAGCATGTGTTTCAAAAGCGGTTATAGGTGCAAAGTTGTCAAAACCTGGTTCATTGTTTAAGTTACTAGGTTCTAATACTTTTAACTCATCTTTTAATTCAGTTAAAGCTTTAACAAAATCCTCAACAAATTTAACTTCAGGCCACCCAATATAATTTATATTCTTACCAGGGTAAGTTTCTTTTTCACCACTATCACCATCACCAACGTTTGTGTTTTCATAATATGTTGGCCAAGGGTAAATAATATTACTATTTTCCGTAGAAGTATTTTTTAAATCTAAACTTAAATTATTTGTACCACCATTAATCGGGTTAGCAATATGATATTTTTCAGCGTTTTTAGATGTCCTAGCTAATAATTCTAAAAATACCTCTGTATTTGTTGTTAAAATAACGAATATGTTTCTAACACTAGGCCAAAAATCTAAAATACCTCTTACCCTTTCATTTAATAATCTTTGAGTATCTTCTTTTTTCTCATTATATTGTTTATCTAAATCATCAGTAGATTTATTAACGTTTTCTATTAAACCATAATATAAATCTATTGATTTTTCATATAAACCGTTTGAATTTACAACTGCTGCTTCACCACCAAAAATACCAACACAATTCTCTTTTATTTTATTAATATTTATATCAACTTCATCTAAACCTATTTCATTAAGATATGTATTTGTTTCATCTAGTTTGGTTCCTAAAATCTTTGTTCTAAAACTTTCTTCATCATTACCCAAATATTTTTCAATTACTTCATTAACACGATTTGTTGTTATATCTCCAACATCTAAAATAGTATCATCACTCGTTTGTGATTCAAAATAAAAAATAGTTTTTTGGTTATTACTATTAGTTTTTGTTTTACAATCCGCATCAATTAATTCTATTTTAAATTTATTTATCTCCCTGTTTAATTCATTTAAAGCTTGTTTAGCGTTATTATATTTAGATAAATCTTTAATTTGTTTCGAGTTTTTAAATTTAGGTACCTCTGTTTCTAACTTTTTGGATTTACGGATTAAATCATATATTGTGATTGGGTTATTGGGGTCTAAACCATAAAATTTATCACTAAATTCAGGTCTATCTACAACCTTCTTCCATTTATCAACTAAAACTCCTATACCTTCCTTCATATATGTTGAAGCCATTATATAACCAATTGGTAAATCAGCTAAAAACGCATATGTATAACCAACAAATTCAGCCTTAGATTCAAAATTACCTGTTTCAGCATTAAACTTAGTGTTAAACTTAATTAAAGCTAAAGTATAAGTTACAGGTTTACCATAATAACCTTTAACCGTTAATTCAAATACAGGGTATGGTAAATGAAAAAATAATGAATAAGGGGAACAAGTTCCTTGTTCGAATAAAGCAGAACCACGTACATCCACAAAATCTATTACAATTTGTGGCATAAAACTAGATTTAAACTGAATGTCTATATTGGTAATACCTAAAGTACCTAGGTTTTCACCTAACTCTAAATTACCACCACCAACATTGGTCCAACTAGAATCTAAAAAACTTTTACCTGTTTCGTATGTAAAATTGGTTTCACCTTTAACATTTTGAAATTGGTTTTCAGCTATAGTTATTTCATTATTTTCTGTTGTTAAAATACTTCTACCTTTGCTTCTAGCAACCAATTTAACATAAGTTATTAAATCCTCATGATTAACCGTTTGACTTGTTGGGTTTGGGTCTATATATCTCACACCATTCTCATTAAAAATGATGTCAGGTTGTGGTCCTTGATTAAATGCCATAAAACTTATTTATTCTCCGTATAATCTTTTATATTGTTCCACTTTACTTTGATAGTCCTCCAATGACCTATCAAGGGGGAATGGTACAATGATAATCGTGTTTTCAGGAATGTCAAACTCTAAACCACCAAATTCAGGGTTTGCTTGTAATATTAACCAACCATGATATGGGTTACCATAATATTGTTGACTTAATTTATCAAACCTAGTTTTACCATCGGTAATAACTCTTTTATCACTAGACTTTGTTGTTAGTTTAATGAATGGTAGAGTTTTGACTTGTCCATCTATTTTAAAATCTTTATATCTATCGTAATATCTTGCCATGATTAACTTTTACTTTTTCTAATAATATCATCTTTAATACCATTTTTTGAAGGTTCGTATTTGTCGATTGGTTTACAGAATGTTTCTTTAAGTGTTTTAACGATTCTGTCATTATCAAACCCTTCTACATATATGAAATCTTGAACGTCATAATAAACAGATTTAGCTGTACTACAACGAACAATAGCGTCCTTTGAATCGGGGTTTAAGTACCATTTTTTGCTTCTCTTTCCATATACCCTAATACTATTTTTATCTATACTTATAAAATCATCACCCTCATAAACAAAAGCTTTAGCTCCTTTCTTGATTTCCAATTGACTATATTGGTAACTATAAGTAGTATCAGTATAATCATAAAGTTGTTGTTTATTTATTATAACTTCAGTTGGTTTATTCTTTTCAGTGTCAGGGTCAGTGTTTTCTACCTTTTTCTTTTCTTCAGGTGTCATTTCAGTATTTTTCTTTTGAGTACCATCTTTTGCTTGGTCTTGTTTAACCTTTTCTTCACTTGTATCTTTAGGTGGTGTTACAACATCACTTTCATTAACAGATTTACCGTCTAAACCAATTGCCTGTCCAGGTACAATATATGCACCAAAACCATATTTAGAATCTTTTTTAGTTGGTGTGTTAACCTCACCATTTATTTCTGTTATTAAACCAGATGCCGAATCAGGTCTATTAATTTTATAACTATTAACCGAACTAAATATTGTTCTAGGGTTATATAAACCTGTGTTAGCAAAGAAATTAAATCCAACCGCGTTTTGTAATTCTGATATTGGTCCACCTAATGAAGAACCACCAATAAACTTAAAACTTAAATCAACACTACATAACATAGGTTGTACCCCAATACCTTCAGGGTTTAAATCCCATAATAAAGGGTCAAAAGTTAAATTAACAGAATCTATAACAATTTTTGTATGGTAAAAATCCCCAACCCTTAAAACACAAATTGGTGGTTTACCAAAAACTAAATTACTAGGTCCTTCACCATCGATACTTGGTCCTTGTCTAGTACATTGTTTTAAGAATGTTAACCTAGAGTTAAAACCTTCAGGTGTCATTGAATGGAATGCTGGGTGGAAATATTTTAATTTTTCTTGTAATGTTTCATAAACAAATGAATCCTCTTGTTTCATTTTTTCAAAATAAGTACATTCCCATGCCATATATTTAGAACTAATTTCTGTTAACTTTTTAAGTAATTCATTATTTTGTTCTCGTT